GGCGTGGTGGACGGCAGACCTGCAGCGGCGACGCTCGGTGATGTCTGCATGATGGGTCGCTTTACGCCGCCTTTTCAGGATCAGGGGAAGTTGCGCGTCTTGCCGCTAAGAGAGAATGAAGCGCCGCTTACTCTTGGGGGTGCCTGGACAGGGCCGACGATTGCGGATTATGACAATGACATCAACACGAGCATCAGACAGAACATCATCTGGGAGAGTGGCCGTTCGACGCTTCAGTATTCGATAAAGACCGATGCCGACATTCCGAACGAGATCACGTTCTCATTCAATGACCGGAATTACGATGACACTGAGCGACCGATCGTTGTACAGGACTTGAATGCGCAACTCCTGGCAGGGCGCGCGGCTGGTGATCTGAGCCTGCGAGCTGTGCCGAAGTCGTATTCAGGCATGGGCGTTAATTCGCTGCCTGAAGCATCGCGTCTCGCGACGATGCTGCTCTATTACGGCGAATACGATCAGGGCGGCTTGCAGTCAAATTTTACAGTCAAGTTCAAGACGTGGTCAGTGCTCGCGAAGCTCTTCGGCTTGCATCCGTATCGAGTCATCAGAATCCTCTCGCAGCGCATTAATCGCTTTACTGAGCGCGGCACACTCGAATGGGCACCGTACGCGAACGACGCTTATGAATACTTCAGAATCATGAAGCTGACGCGCACATCAAAGCTCGTGCTGGAGGTTGAGGCGCAGCTCTATGCAAGGTCGTCGCTCAATCAGTTCGCGGCCATTCCGGCATCGGCAGGCGATGAGAATGCGCAAGGCACGACGACGACTTCAGGCGGCGAGTCACCGACGCCTCAGCCTTCGCCTGTGCCTGCAGACGGCGGCGCAGCGATCAACATCAAGGTTCAATAGATGTCGACTCTACTCTCAGGCGGGACAAACAAGCCGACACGCAGAGACGATCAGCTGACGGGCGTCGTTACTCGCCTCGCGTCGATACCGATCAAAGTCTATCGCATCGCGCTCGATGGCTCAGGCAACTTTGTCTCAGCGACACTCGAGACGACCGTGACGTCTGACGCCCAGGGCAATGTCGCGAATATCACTGTCACAGGCGCAGCCGGAACGCTCTATCGCCTGGTCATCGAAGACGACGGCCAGAAAAGATGCGGTTTTTGGGATCAACTTGCGGTCTAAACGGAGGTGCTTATGCCGTGGCGTTTTGTGTTTCTCGTCGCAGCTCTTGTTCTCTTCATCCTCGGCGCTTTATCGGTCCCGGTGCCGCGCGTCAACCTCGTCTCTGCGGGTCTTGCGTGCCTGGTAATCGCAATGTTCTTCACGGCTTAGGATGGATTGGGGCTTAATCAAGTCTATCGGCTTTTGGGGGCCGCTTGTCTCAGCTGACAAGAAGCTGACTGCGCCTCCAGGCGATGGTCTGCCCGAAGTGCCGCTCATCAATAGCGACGTCTACTGGCACGAGGCGCAGCATCCTGTAAGCGGCGCGCAGCTGCTCGGCACGTTCAAGATCGGTGAGCCGATCGTCTTCAAGGTGCCGATCGCGGCAGACACAGACATTGCGCTTCGCACGATCGGCAGAAGCGCGCGTGGCCTGCGCACTGAGTCGCAAGTCTCAGAAGCGAACCCTGACATCTATCGCGCTGGCGGTTTAGGCGGCGGCGGTTTCTCGCTGCGCCAGAATCACGGATGGGTCTACGGCGTCAATGTGCCCTCAGAGCCGAAGCTCAACTTCATAAACGCCTTTCAGCTGAAAGACGATACTGTCTTCGGTGAGACTGACATCTCGACGTTCGGCGTGCCGACGGGCTTGCTCAATCTGCGCACTGACAAGCTCGCTTCAGGCGTGATCGCTGTCACGACTGGCACGATCGCGGCAGGCGCGCTGACGACGCTCACGCTTGCCGGACGTCTCGATCTGCAGCCTGGCAGCGGCATCTACATCTCAGGCGCAGGGCCGTCAGGCGCAGCGCTCATCACGACAGTAACGTCGAACTCAGAGAACGGACTTGTTCTGCATCTCGCGACAGCAGCGAGCGCGCCGGTGACAGGCGTGCTCGTCCAGGCTGATGACACGGCGGCAGTTCAGAGCTGGATTAGCGCGAAGGGCGATCTCGCAATGCCGCCTGGTTACTATCGCCTGACGTCATCGATTCTCTTTCCGCCTGCGAGCGAAGGTTTCTCGATCATTATCCACGGCGCCGGCTGGGACTTGTCAGTCTTTGCCTTCCAGAATATAGGCGACGGCTTCGTCACTGACACATCGAACCCGGCCAATCTGCGCTTTGATTCGATCGTCTTCAAAGACTGCACGATCGCGACTGCGGTCGTGGGCGACTCAAGCGGCACAGTCTCGTCAACGAATCGCGGCCATGGCTTTCGTCTGACTGCGCCCGATATATACGGCATTTACGATCAGCTCGTCTTAGAGCGTGTGCGAGTCATCGGCTGGGGGCGCTTCGGCATCTGGTCAGATAATCTTGAGGTCTCCTGGCTACACGACTGCATCTTCAGGCTCAACAAGTCAGGACATGTCGCCTTCATCGCGCCTGACGAGATCGGGCCGAACAAGCAGCCGAACGCGAACATCATCGACTCATGCACCTTCGATCAGGCGTTCTCTGATCCCGCCACGCATCGCACAGGCTCAGGCTCGATGACTGCAGGCTCGAACGTCCTCAGCGTCTCAGGAATAACGCTCACAGCAGCAGATCGTGGTCGCGCTGTCATCGTGCAGGGCGGCGGCGTGAGCGGCGCTTTCATCTACTCATTCATTGATGCTGTCCTCTCGTCGTCTCAGGCTCAGCTCACCTATAACGCACAGTCGGGGGCTCCAGGCGTGGGCGTCGAGATACTTGCGACGAACATCGCGAGCATCTTTCTCAATCGCGCAAACGACACGACGATCTCAGGGTGCACGATCCAGGGAAACTTCGCGAAAGACTCGACAGGCGCAAACGTCGCGACGCCGCTTGCGAACGACTGCAACGCGATTCGCGCCGATGAATGCTTCAATCTGCGTATCGTCGGCGTCCATGAGGAAGATAATGCAGGCTGGGGCGGCGCTGCCGTTCGTCTCGCGCGCTGCAAGTCAGTGACGATCGAGAACTACGGCGGCACATCACCCGATCCGGCTTTGAAGAATGGCCATGGGCAGGATATTCAGCTCATCGATTCGCATGGAGTGCGCGTCTCGCAGTGCTACTTCAACGACCGCCCCCAGTTCGTTGTCGACGGGCTTTCGACAGAGATCGAGATCGACAACTCCTTCATTACCGGCCACAACAATATCTGGCAGCACGATTCATCGTGGGATCGCGTCAAGGTCGGCTCAGGCGTGCGCACGCAGCAGTCAGCGAATCAGCTGACGAATCAGCTTGGCGGCTCTGAGTACATTTACGACTCGCTGTTCGGGCGCGATCTCCTGCGCAATGGCCGCTTCACCGACGGCGTCGGGGGCCTCGAAGGGTGGACCAACTCGCAGCCGACCTGGTGGTCGAATCCGTTTTCATCACTCTTGCGCTTCGGCTCCTACGTCAAAGTCAACGCGACGGCGATTGCAGATAACGGCGGCATCGCGACGACGATTCTCAATCAGACAGTAGCCATCCCCGACACCCTCGAGGGCGGCGAATTCTGTCTCGCCTTCGACTGGTACATCGAGAACGAAGCAGGCTCAGCGTCAGTCTCAGGGCGCTTCACTGAAGTCAGGCTGCATCCGTCATCTGGAATCGATGAGGCACTGCAGTGGGTCGTCAGGGGCTTCCCCTACGTCCAGCAGCGCTGGCAGACAGCGCAGATGCACTGCTTCCTGAATGCCGGCACATCGCGGACGATCGACGTGCAGATCCGCGCGACACCTGGCCCCAACAACGTGATCATCAGAATCGCGAATCTCAGGCTCAGCGCAGGCAAACATTCTTTCGGCTCATACGAGCGCGCAGTGCATGACTTTGGCGGGCGAATGAGAGCGCCGCTCGAGCTGATGGCAATCGCCTCCGTCAACTACCCTCCGCCGCCGACAACCGGGCAAGACTCGTCGATGATCTCGCTTGTCAATCTTGCAGGCGTCTTGAATCTCGGCAAAGGCGGTGTTTACACCCCGATCTCGACTGCTGCAAGCGGCGCGACAGGGCACACGATTCAGGAAGACGGCACTGCGCTTACTCAGCGAGCGAATCTCAACTTCGTCGGCGCAGCAATCACGGCTGCAGATGACCCCGTCACGGCGAATAATCGCACTAACGTCTCTCTTAATCCGGCAACGGCATCAGCAGAAGGGATCGTCTCGATCTCGGCGCAGACCTTCGCAGGGCGCAAGCAGTTCAATAACGGCGTCTCTATCATTGATACAACTGGTGGCACAGATGTCGCGCTCGTCGTTCAGGATGCTGGAGTATCGGCAGGCTCTCATATTCAAGAGTGGTGGACGACAGGCGTCACGCCGATGGCGTTTATCGACACGCAGCCCACCTTGCGGCTCGGCATCCCAGGCGGTGCCGATGGCTTCCTTGAGCTGTGCTCAGCAGGCGTAGGTTCGCAGACGGTAAAGCTCGCATGCGGCATTGGCGCGACTGCCGCACAAGTGCTCTTCCTGCCAAAGACGTTTCCCGCAGCTGGCAATCTGCTGCAAGTCGCGACTGCAGGCGCCGGGAATGTTCAACTTCAATGGGCGTCTGGTTCGACGGGCATCACGATGATGGAAGAGGGCGGCGCGCTTATTCAACGCGACAAACTCAACTTCGTCGGCGCCGGTATCACCGCCGCGGATGATATCCCGAACACGCGCGTCAACGTGACGCTCAACGCAGCGACGCAGACGACAGAGGGAATAGTCTCGACGACGGCGCAGAACTTCGGCGGTCGAAAGACGTTCTTTGCAGGGGCGACGATGCAGGGAACGGCTGCGTCCGAGCCAGTCTTGACTGTGCAAGGGCAGGCGTCATCGGGCGGCGCGCTGCATCTGCAGGAGTGGAAAGACAACGGCGGCGTCTTCTCGCTCGGCTACTTCACAATGGCGGCGACGCTCAGAGTAGGCAATCCGAGCGCTTACACTGGCGCACTTGAATTGTGCTCAGCCTCATCATCGAACTACACGGCGCTGCAGGCAGCGGCGACGCCAGCAGCATCACTTGTCTACGTTCTGCCAGCAAACACGCCGACAGCGAGCCAGGTGCTTGGCGTCTTATCGATAGCAGGCTCGACAGTCAATCTTACCTGGCAGACGGCAGGCGGAACTGGCGCGAACATCTTTCTCTCGAATCTCGCTGAATCGAATCCCGCAGATCACTCGACGTCGCAAGTTCTCATCAATACATGGCTCCTGCCTGCAACTGATGCAGACGGCACAGCAGCGCACGCGATCAACATCGGCGGCGGCGCGTCGAAGAAGTTCAATGCCGCATACTTTTACAGCGGCGTCTTTGTCTACCCTGCTGGCTCGTCGAGCGGCTCGCCTCGAGCGTTCGGCTTCATTCCCTCAGCATCGCCAGGCTCGACGGGTGAGTGCTCGCGTTTTCTTGTCTATGGTGATCGCAACAACTTCCAGGCTGGTGATCAGTATCGGCATCAGATCAGCAGTTACTGGGGGCTTGAGATTCGCGGCTCGCGGCTGAATTCGGCACCGCCTGGATACATCAGCGGTTTGACGACTGACCCCTGCGTCTCGATCATTCCTGAAGTCGGCGGCAATATCGCGCTGCTCGTCAAGCCTGCCGTGACGATTACAAACAGCCTCGTTGAGCTGTGGAACAACACGGGAAATGCGCTCTTTAGTGTCGGGCCGCATGGCGAGTTGATCATCAACACTGTCGGCACGTCGACGACGCCGATCTTCGCAAACGGCGCATCTGGTCTGACACAGCCTTTATTCAGATTGCTCGTTGCCGGGACTGAGAAGTTTCGCATCACTTCTGCCGGAACTATCGTTGCGCAGCAGAGCGGCACGATCCTCGGTGTCAGCCAGATTCAGATGAGCGGAGGCGCAAGTTATACGCTGACGCCTCAAGATCGCACTGTCGTCGTTGATACCGCAATTCAATCAACGACCATCTTCCTGCCAGTTGCATCGAGCTGCAGAGGGCAGATTTATGACATCTATGCGCTGCGCCAGATTCAATTGATCTTGAATTCGGGAGCTGCGACAGGTTCGGGCAACGTCATCACGATCACAGTGCAATCGCCCGACGAGATCAACGGCTGGGCAGCATCCGGGCAGACATGGCAAATGAACACGGCGAGCGGTCGTAAAGCCGTCAGGCTGACCGCTGACGCCGTTCTCAACATCTGGTGGCTGATCCCATACAACATTTAGAGGAATTATGGTTACTCTTGAACTCAAGAGCGTCATTCTGCGCAATGGCCAGCGGCTCGACTATAAGACGCATCTTTGCGAGATCATCAGATACGTCGCGCCGCTTGATGCGCAGGGCAACCCGAAGCGCGGATTCAGTGAGAGCGATGTCAGCGAAGCTGAAGCGCTCGCTGAGAAGATCGAAGCATCGAACGGCTCAGTCGATCTGACATCTGAAGAGGCAGTCGCGCTCGCGTCGAAAGCCGAGCGCGCTGAGTTTCCATTCTCAGATCGAGCGTTCGTGCAGTTTGTCAGCGATGTGAAGGCGCTGAAGGGTCAATAGGACTCGCGCTTCTTTGCGCGGCGTTGTACCTTGCTCGGTGAGGAGGACGAACCAAATGACCCAGGAAGAGACCTCAATCGCGCTAACGGCAGAGCAGCTTAAAGAGATATATCCATCCATTGAACTCACCTACCCGCTCGCCATCGCCTCTTACGACGTGGCTCGGGTGAGGCTGGATGCAATGGACAATCGCATTCAAACCCTGATGATGATTGGCTCAACAGTGAGCTCCGCCTTGATCGTGCTACTTTCGGGAAGAGGCCTGCGGCCCGCTTCAGGTTGGTTCATTCTTGCAATGCTCGCGTTTCTGGCCGCGTTGGTCGTAGGAACTTATGGACGGCTGTTCGGTGTCTTAGGGGTTATCGGTATTAAGACACTCTTTGACAGTTATCTTGGTCTCGCCGAGGTCGAGTTCAAGAAGGATATGATCTATTACGCAGGCAAGACCCTCCGAGAAAATATTGCACTGATCAAGCGGAAGAACGACCTTGCGGCATGGTCGATGGCTCTATTTGGGCTAGAACTCATTTGTCTCTCCGTTTGGGCGGTCCTTCATAGCTCTTAATATGCTCGACAGGCGATGGGACTCTCGGTGGCGGAGGCGGGGGCGGTAAAGGTCGTGGCGCCGGCTGCTGGGGTTGGGGTTGGGGTTGTGGCTTTTGTGGCTTGTCGTTGGTTGTTGTCATTATGAGTGCCAAAAGGCCTACGAATTTCTGAACTCTACCCGACAAGAAACAGGTTTATCGCTCAACACATCGTAGACCTCGCAGTAAATCAAATGATGATTTGCGGCCAATTGCTTCAGTTGCGCCGATTCCGCGAGGACCGCTGTCCACGCCTCGCCTGGCCCGATAGCGGCGGGTAGTCCTAAAAGATCCGGGCGAGCATTGATCTCGCAGTAGGCCGGAACATTCTTTCGACGAACGCGGTAGCTAAAGAATTTTGGACGTCTTAGTGAATAGAGAAACCTTTTCCATTCAGACCCATAAGCTACAAACGTTACGGTCTTAAGCGTCGTCCGCCGATTTCCAGCATTCGCCACGCTGACAACCATCTTGTCCGAGGGCATCGTCCTGCCCAGCATTACGGTGTCAGGTTGAGGTAGCCATCGCATACCCGTATTAACTGTTACAGTAAGGCTGACGCGCTCAGCGCGATGCCAGGTGTAAACGTTCCAAATGCCAACGATTGTTGCTACGATCGCACCCCACCAGGCCGCGGCGGTGCTCCATGGACTCTCAATCATTAGTAATCAATCTGCGTCGGAATCGGTCATTTCAACGGTGAGCTCCGTGCTGCTTTGTGCGGCGTTCTTCTTCACAGGCTAGTCGACTGTGAAGTAGCTGCCTGAGGGTGCATATCCCAGGCCGTAAATCCCCACTTGTTTGATTCCGGCCGCTTTCAGGCGCGTCTCATTCTGGCTGACCCATCTGCTGATTGCCGGCCCTTCGCTACCAAGAGTCAATGTGAGATGGCTGAAAAAGTCGTGGTAACCATACAGATGTAGGCGCTTTCCCGAGCCCGAATACTTCACTTTGATCCAATTCATATGAGGAAATAGATCATTCAGGAATTTCTGGTAGTCAGCCTGGATATCCGCCAAAGTGTTTCGGGCGAGCGTCTCAGCATCATGTTTCTTGACGGCATTTAGAAAGGCTACGGGGGTTGGGGAGGGGCTCGGCCCGGTGCCAGTTACGGATTGGCCGCCGTGATTGGCTATTGATGCCAAAATAATGACTCCAGGAATCACGATGAGACAGGTCACAACCAACGCATTGAAACCGCTCGTCCGACGTACGGAGGGCTGTTGAATGATGCTCACTTGTGGATTGGGTTGTGCAATGCGAACCTGATTGTAAGGCTGAGGCCAGTTACCGAGTGGAACAGCCCGCTTAACAGTGATCGGATCGTCGCCTTGTGGCGTAATACTTAACGGATTGTCTCTTCCCACGCTTCAATGATTTCCTTTCAAATGGGGTGCTTAAGGGAGCGCTTCATCTCAATGACTTCTTCGATGAAGGCGTCGAGCTTGGCGTCCTGATTGGACTGGCGGCGGTCGGTCTTATCGAGCCGTGCGATGATCTGGTCGAGCTCAGCCTTGATCGCTGTGAATTGCTGCTTCATCATGGCGAAGCCCTTCTCCAGCTCTTCCATCACTGTTTCCAGCGTCGGTGTCGTATCGTAATTGCTCATTTCGTATTCCCATTGCGCCGGCGCTGGTCCTCGGCGATCCACTTCTCAACCATGTTGACGACGGCCGAGATGCGCTCATCGGTCTTCCTTCCCTGCTCGGCCAGCTCGTTGATGCGGCCAGACAAGGCGCCGATGACATTGAATGCGGTTGTGGCTAGCTGGCCGAGCACACTGCTGACTTCGGCGATCTGCGCGTCCTGTTGCTTTTCGTGGGATGCCAGTGCTTCAAGGTGCTCCGACATTCGCGATTGCGATTCGAGAATGAATTTAATTGTGTCTTCGTTGGTCATTTACCGTTGGTTTCCATCCGCTTCCTGGCTGCGTGCTTGCCGAGCTTAATCTTGGCCGGGTCAGCCTTGTACTTCATGACCTCGTCGAGCGGGATGAAAATGTGACCGCCGATGCGGAGTTCCTTCAGCCGATGCTCTCGCATTGCTCGGTCGATCGCTTGCTTCGATATCCCGAGCATCCCGGCAGCCTGGGCGACCGTCAGCAACTTTTCAGAGTCAATTTTCATCAGAAAGCAGTCTACCAAGCGCGGTTGGTATACGTCAACTGCCTATTAATCAGCGGGTTAAGCGATGGGTGCCGACATGCGGAAATAATTTAGGAAAATAGCGACTTTTCAGTTGACTAGCATCAACTAGATTGAGTACTATTCTCTTGTCAGCGAGAGCCGCTGACGATTGAAAAGTAAATGGCCCGGAAGCGCTAATCCCGCAAAGAACAAACGCGACCAGGCCGGTGTTCAAAACCTTTGAAAGGATCGAACAATGTCAAGTTATTCCACAGTCCCCGCCGTCGTCAATCCCGAAATCAACCGCGATGTCGATGAGATCATCGCCAAAAGCCAGGCGGCTGGTGCCGCAATGGATCTCGCTTATCGCGAGCTCGCGGACCGCCTTCAAGGCCTGATCAACCGGATGCACGCCGCAATGGCCGAGATTGCCGAAGTCACGGGCGCCTGGCACTGCGAGCGGTGCGGCGAATACACGCTCGAGACAATCGAGCTCGAAGATTATTCCGAAGAGCTTGGCCGCGAGGTCGACAGCTACTGCCCGCGCTGCGTGCCGGCCCGCAGGGAGGTTGCCTAGATGCACGCACACCCGACGGAAATCGAATTGATCCTCTGCGACGTGGCCGAGCTTTCGGCCCGCGTCGCAGGCCTGCGAGAAGACATGCGGATCGTCGAGATGCGCGCCCTGGCTGATGTGCTCTCGGAGACAAGCGAGGCTGGCAAGCCCGTTTACTCGAACGACAAGCAGCGCGATGTTGCACTCACGGCCAGGCTCTTTGCCGACAAGGAATACCGGGACTGGCAGTACGAGCTCCGCACGCTCGAGCTCGAGCGGCAGATCAAACTCGCCAGGGTCGAGCGGCTTCGCGCCGAATGGAATCTATATCTCATCGAGCAGCAGCAGCTGGTCACCGTTTAGGAGGAAAATCATGGTTCAGGCAATTACATCGATTAGTAAAACAATTGAACACGAGCGCGAATCAGTGGCCCGGCCACTGCGCTCGATCGACGACATCATCGCAGATCTCTCGAAGCCGATCGCCGAGCGCCACCTGAAGTCGCGCGTCCAGGGCGGCCAGCGGATTCTGTATATCGAGTGGCACATCGCCGTCCGTTACCTGGACTACTACGCACCAGGTTGGCAGGCAACGATTACGAATCTGGCGGAGGTTGGCGGACGCTGCGTGGTCACGGCAAGGATTTCCGTGCCTTGCCTTGAGGGGATCATCTCCCGCGAGGCTACGGGCTCTGAGGACGTCCAGAAGGCCGGCTACGGGGATCCGTCGAGCAATGCTGAAGCGATGGCTCTGAAGCGCGCCGCGGCCAAGTTTGGCCTTGGACTTTATCTCTACCAGAAGTAGGAGGAAGAAATGGGAGTCAGAATAACAACTGGAAGCGAAGCGGTACTCTACTGCTCGACGACGATGTGGGCCTTCGGGCCCGTCTTCGATGATTACGATGACGCCGAAGCCTTCCTCGAATGGTGGAAGGCAAAAGGCGGGCAGGATTTGCGGCTGCTCACCGATGCGGAGCTTGAGCATGAGCACTTCGAATGGCGCAAGCAGAAGGATCAGGATCCCGAGCCGGATCCTGAGACGCAAAAATGGCTTCGGGAAGAGCTGGACGCATTTACTGAGCGAACCGAAGCCTTGCACAAGGATCGGAAGGAGGTTGCATAATGATGCGATCACGATGGCGGCAGGACATACGACTCGAGATGATGCGTGAGGCGGCCGGCCGCATATGCCGGCGCTGCGGCGCGCCGGCCCTCGATGATGAGGGGGTCTGTGACAAGTGTCAGTGGCTTGACTGGCACGAGGATTTGCCGGAAGTTTGCGTCGAGGAGGCTCCGGTTGATTGAGAAGCTTGATACCATCATCGAGGATCTCCAGCGCCTGCGGCTGGAGATCGCCGGCGAGGCCTGGCTCCAGGCGAAGATCGTCGCGCATAGGGCGTTCGAGGACCTCTACCATCTGCTCGGCGAGATAGACAGGAAGTGGGCGCCGATTAAGGTCAACGAGACTTACCTGGATGAGCTTCGGAAGCTGGATCCGCCCAAGCGCGAGCGGGTGAAGAAGCAGGAGAAAGAGGAGGTCGCGAAAGAAGAGGCAGCGTAGAATCAACTTGCAGCGAATTGCTGCAGATTGGCCCGCCAGGTCTGAACCCGGCGGGCTTTCCTTTTGGAAAGTTTCAAAAATTAGGGGAACAATAAGGGGAATTTTGGCTACTTTGTCCCGTAAACATAAGCCGGTGAAGGGATTCGAACCCATGACCTACTGATTACGAATCAGACAAACCCGGGTTTTGGCCATTCCCAACTGTTACCCTCATGTGCCTTAAATAGCTGCGTTTGCGGAACTTGCTGTCCAATCTGTTCCTTTTCCTTCCCTGCCAAAACCCTCGAAATCCGCATCAAAAGGGGAACATTAGGGGAACTTTTTATATGGCGTCGCCACATATCAGACGGCAATGAAGAGTTGATCGAGGACTGCGAGTTGCGCGTAAGTTTCTCTCCATCGTGGACTGTTTCGCCAACCTGGCGTCATTGACCGATAGAGCACGCCGCCTGATTGCCACACTACATGTAAATGATCGTCTTTCATCCAGGCCTCGCAGTCTTTAAAGTGGTAATTCACGAGACCCCAAGGTATCCCGCAAAGATTGCCCGTCTGAGGGTCGATAATTTCGCGCTCAGGTAATTGCCGGAAAACTGCTAGAGTGACCTGCTTGCCACTAATGGTTAGTGTTTTAACCTCGACCGTAGCCGTGTGAATCACAGCATGTTCGGCGTCCAGCTTCTTCACGAAGGCCATTGGTACGATTCCTCCTCTTCAGTTGACGAGATCGTTTGATGGGACTTCCTGGCTCTCGCTTTCGCCGTGGAGACGGTCCTGGAGCTCGGCAACGCTCTTGAGCAGACTTTCATCGGTTCGTTCGTAATGACGCCGCAGGACATCGGCCCTCGTGTGGGCGCTGAGCAGCCGGACCACTTCTTCAGGGCAGCCGGCTTGCAGGAGTCGCATGACTCCGGTTGCCCTGAGATCGTGAAAACGGAACTTCTCGATTCCCGCCAGGCGGCAGGCCGTCTTGAATCCATGGGTGAAATTGTTCTTGATCCCAAACACGCTCGATTCGGGATCCTGAGTGGATAGTTCGTAGAGCCGCCTGAGCTCCCGCAGGAGCCGCTTCGAGATGGGATGACGTGACAACCGGAGAGTCTTCGTGGTCCTCGCCCGCGTGGTGATCATGCGCTTCTCGAGGTCGACATCCTTCCAGCAGAGCTTGAGCAGGCTCCCATTTCGGAGGAGCGTGTCGATCGCCGCGATGATGATTGGTCGGATATGCAGGCGGATACCTGAACAGTGTTCGATCAGACGCCGCTCTTCCTCGTCTGACAAGACGCGCTCACGGCGTGTCTCGTCGGCCGCGGAGATGAGCTTCGAAAAGAGCCGATGCGGTGAGGTAATGAGCCAGTTATTGTTCTCGGCGAATGTGAATATTTGGCGGACAATTTGCAGGTCGTAGTTGACTGACCGGAATGTCCGTTCCCTGTTCGGGTCAATGACTGAACTGGTCGCGTGGCGCATGACTGGCGCCTTGAACCGCTCGAATCGAAACTCCTCGATGTCTGCCCTGGTGATCGATTGGATCGGTGTATCGCCGAAGTAGTCTGCCGCGCGCCGCACGAGGGTGCTAACCCATTTGTAGCTTGCAATTCCGCGAATCTTGCGGCCCTGGGCGTAGATTGGCGGGACGCAGTGAACGCGCTCATACTCAAGAGCCACTTCACGAAATGTCCGTTTATTGCCCCGAATCCCTGGCTCGTTCTTTTCGAGGCCGGCCAGGAGTTCATTGACAAGCCGGCGGGCCTCGGACCGGGTCGACGCGGGCAACAGACGCTCATGCCGATCGCCTTCGTCGTCCGTCCATCGTACGCGGCCATATATGCGGCCTTTGATGACTCGGATCGTTCCCTGCCTCGATCTGGCCATAGGGGGATTTATTCCTTTCTTTGGTCGCTCACTTCGCGAAAGTAGACGATGCATTCGCTGATATTGACCAGGTGCTTGAGGACCAGCGCCTGTTCCTTCTCGCCGAGAGCATTTGCCTCGAACGTGATGGACATGCACTCGAGGGCAATGGCAGTCTTGAAATCCAAAGAACTATCCGGGCTCAGATGATGAAGGTGGTTTCGGAGTGCTCGATGATTGCGCTTTTTCATTGGTGCTTCCCTGTCGGCCGCAACCAGCATCAAAGCTTGATCGATATCGAACTCAAGAACAGCAGCAAGTCGCTCCAGTACCGAGCGTTTGATCCCACCAGAACCTGCCTCAATGCGAACAAGAGATGAGCGGCCAATACCTGTCATTTGGGCCACTTGACGCTGGCTCAAAATTTTTTTCTGTCGTTCCTGGGCAACAAAAGCACCGAATGATTCAGAGATACCAAGGTTTTCTCTAGTTGTTTTGGGCATTTATAACATAAACAGGGCCGAATAGTGGCCACTTTTTGTCCGGTTGACGCGATTTCTGGAAAGGGAGTATTCTGTCCGCCCTCACTGAACAGCCCGGGACATTGCCTTGGACGCTACGCTTTACAACCCGATTCGGGTTAGAAACGCCCGCCTTCACCGGGCTTGGACTCAAACTGAACTAGCTCGCAAGACTCAAGTAAATGTCCGGACAATTCGCCGGGCCGAAAGTGGCCATGTCCGGGCCGAAGTTCTATGGAAAATAGCTGCAGCCCTGGACGTTGAGATCGGATGGTTCCTACGCGCCGAACGTCGGTCCAGAGCGAGGATTAAACGGGGGAGCCGCAAACTGATGGGCCAGTCAACTGCGACGCGGATAGAAGGCTAAAACTGTCCGCTTTGTCTGTCAATACTTGATCTTTATTTGATTAAAAATTCTGTTCAAAGCATTGAATGGTGAGCTCATGAACGATAGACGCCAGGTGACGGAAAAGGAGTTCGCTCAATTAGTTGGGATTAAAGCGAGGACTCTCGGGAATTACCGCCGGGCTCAGAAGGTCAAGCATCGGCGCGTGGGTAATAAAGTCTTTTATTTGCTGCCGGACGATCTTAACGCCTGGTGGGACGCGGCGTGCCGTGAAAGCCGAGGGGCGCCCTTCCGGCGTTCGTCGAAGAATGTTCTCAAGCAGGCCAGCTAAATGCCCTCATCAATCCCAAAGCCTCGCCGCCATTTGCCCCGCTCGCGCGAGCTCGAGTGCCCGGTGTGGGGCCAGGCCCATCCGGCATATTCGTGCCTCTTACCGCCTGAGATCGCTCAGTCTGAGAGTGACGGACCGAAGGACATCGGCCGGGAACTCTATGACTGTTTTGACCATCTGAACCGGTCGACGGCCCTTCTTGCCATGATCGCCAAGAGGGTTGACGAGGTCGCCGAAATCGAAGCCTTTTGGGCCCTCTGGCGGCAGCTTGAGAATGCGGCCAACTCAATACGCCGCTTTCTTCCGAAGATATTGACGGAGAAGGATCGGAGGGGATGACCTCCCCTCCCGCGAGTTGCGCATAGCTCGCGGTGCCCCAGCGGTGACGCGTGAATCTTTTGTGAGGAAGGACCACGCGTCGCCGCTCAAGAATTATCTCTTGGACTGTATTGGGTGAACATGTCTCTCCGGGCGGCGACCTCTTCTCCGCCGCCCGTTTTTTGGACTAATCATGGACCTGCATATCACCTACTCTGTGACCTACATCCATCCCCATTGGTATATCACGAAGTCCAGCCGCGATGAGTGCAAGACGCTCGAGCTCCACTTCGGCAGCCGGCACGAGGCCGAAATTGTCGCGAAATACCTCGCCAGTCAAAAAAACCGCGAATGGGCTGAAACCGCCCGCGTGGGAAGCACGCAAGGAGACGCAGCATGAGCCAGGCATTGAAACCGATTCCCCAGCCGGACGCCGATGAGATTCTGGGCAGAGTGATCGCCACCGGCGACCTTTCCAAGCTGCCGTGGATCGAGAAGATCGCACACTACAAGGCAGTCTGTGACGCCATGGGCCTCTATGCGGGCACGCGCCCGCTGGAGTATGTGCGGCTCAGGGGCAAGAACGGCCAGGAAGGCAAAGAGGTCCTCTACGTGCGGAAGGAGGCTACGGACCAGCTCCGGGCCATTCACAAAGTCTCGATCACGAAGGTCGAAGAGGTCCTCGAGGGCGACCTGTTCAAAGTGACGGTCTACGGACGGACGGCCGACGGCCGCGAAGACGTCGAGGTCGGGATTACCTCTGTCCGCAACCTGGTTGGTCAGGACCTTGCCGATGCCCGGATGAAAGCGGTCACAAAGGCAAAGCGCCGGCTGACTCTCTCGCTTGTCGGGCTCGGGATATTCCCTGAAGAGGAAGAGGTCCAGATGACGCACCACAAAGCGCCCTGGCGTGGCGGCAATGTGCTTGCCGAGCCAGAGAAGCCCGCGATCGCCGAAGGTAAGGTTGAAGAGCAGGCCGCTGAGGCTGAAGCGTTGGATCGCCTCACCAAAGAGCAACTAGATCGCATTAATGAGCTGATCGAGCAGCTCAAGCGCCGGAGTGTCACCAATACAGACTTCAAGGGCGTCCTTCAGCGCGAATTCGGCGTTGACATGCGATTGAGTCTCAATCAGGACCAGGCTGACAAATTTACAGTGATCTTGAAGGACTGGCTCGAGGAGCTTAAGCAGGACCAGGCTGAGCGTAATGAACCATCAGGTCCCTAAAGAGTGCCCCGATTCAATGAGGAATATCTAGCATACCTCCACTCAAAAGAGTGGTACAGGCGCCGAAAAGGGCGCCTCGAAGCTGCTAATTTCAGTTGTGAGCGATGCGGGTGCGGCGAGTGGCTCCAGGTCCACCACCGCACCTACGAGCGCCTCGGGCGAGAACGGGACGAGGATCTCGAGGTTCTTTGCCGATATTGCCACGTGGAACATCACGGGACGAAGTAGTTCCTCTAACGGGTGCGGCGCGTCACCCTGCCTTAAACGCACGCGCGATCTATCAACCAGATACTGAATCGTAATGAGCAGTGACGAAGCGCAAGCTCCCTTACATGAAGTGGTATGTAGGCGACTGGATTAAAGATCCAAACGTATCGCGGTGCTCGCCATCGACGCGAGGAATATGGTTTGACCTGCTTTGTTCGATGCATGAGATGGACCGCAGTGGACAACTCACGGGTACACTCGAAGAGCTCGCCCGCCTGGGCCGGTGTACTGCGGACCAATTCTTGGAGGCGATCGCTCAACTTAGCTCAAGCCAGACCGCTACGGTCCAACGACATTCCCACGGTAGGTGGAGCGTGACATGTCGCAGAATGTCCCGCGAAAGTCACATCCGAAAACAAGCGCAAATTCGCAAGCAGAACCAGCGAGTTAGAAAGAAGTCACGCGAAAGTCACACTCCCTCTTCATGTTCAGGTTCATGTTCAGGAGAGAGAACAACTTCAAAAAACGAAGTTGCTCTCTCTCCCGCCGCGGCGGAGCCCGCCGCAAATGGCGCCGGGGGAGGGAGAGAGGCGCCTGCGGCGAGCCGGTTCTCGCTCAAGGATTGCCGGAGCTATGCCGATGCGCTTGCTGACATCAAATCGCCGGCGGCGTTTGCCAAATCCATCTGGCGTTCCGGCGAGGACGATGCATTGATTGCCGAGTTTCTCGAACGTGGCGGTCACGGGGAGACCGAGGAGGAGCGACGTGCCCGGATTACGCGTAGTGCCCGAGACCGCCTTGCTCGAAGCGCTCGGGGCGATAATTGAAAAATCCCGAGCGATTACCGGACACGCACCGCTTCGCGACAGCCAGCTCGAGGCGGCCGTCGTTGCCTGGGCGGAGATTCTCGAGGACCTCCCTCCCGAAGAACTCGAGATGAGCTATCGCGCAGTGATGCGTGATCGGAAATTGCGTACTTCCGTTCAGCCGCAGGAACTGCTCGAGGTCTGGCGTACCAGGTCGCGGGCGCGTGGTGCGCCGCCGGTGCCGCTCGAGGCAACTGAAAGATGCGGCCTCTGTGATTCGACGGGGTATCAGTTGCTTGAAATCTACTGCCCGACCTTGCAATGGAACTACCGCGCAGCGCGCGCCTGCAATTGCAGCTTTACGCCGACTCCGCAAAGGCGCGAGCCGCGGAAGCCGCCCGAGTGGCTCAAGGGCAAAGATAGCGTCTGGCGCGCACAGTACGGTCCGGGCCTTCCCTGTCATTGCCGGAATTGCCAGGAACAGCGGCTATGAAGTCATCAGTGCCAATTGAGGCAATAGATTTCTGGGTGATCTTTCTGTTCATCGTCGGCTTCCTGGTCTACCTCGCGTGGCGGTACGTATGACAGCTGACAAGAAGAACCCAACCTATCTTGGCGATGGAGTCTTCGCGAATCAGGAACGCGGAATGATCAGGCTGACTTCGTCGAATGGTGTTAGAGACACCAACACGATATACCTCGAAGACTTTGTTGTAGCCGCTTTCATCAAGTATTTGCTCGATATCGGCTGGTTGTCTTTCCCGCAACCGAAAGTAAGCGAACCTGCTCAATGACGGCTGACCAGGAGAAAATGCTGCTCAATGAGATCGAAGATCAGCGCGCTTTTCGAGCTGCTCTTGCAAGGAAGGTCGACAGGCTTGAGACGCTGCTTGAGAACGCGCTCGTTCAGCTCTGCGCCCTGCATGACCGAGTCGATGAATTTATCCTGTTGATCCCTCTCGCGGAGCCTGGTAAGCCAAAGATCAAAGGTATCAGAGACGCAAAGTGATCTGGATCGGCATCATCATCGGATTTGTCACAGGCGTCGTCGTCGTGACGCTCTGCTACACGCCGCTTGTCGATAAGGTCAAGACGCTCGAGCAGATCGGGAAGCGCAACCAGGAATTGATCGATGATGCAATCAAAGCACTGCGATGCTTCGAGCGTGAGAACGAGTGCCTCAAATCCGACCTCAAGCAGATGATGCGCCTCCTGCCGCCTGAAGCATATGCGCGATTTTTTGATGCGCCGTACAAAAGCTGATGCCATCACCATACGAGTTACCGACACGCTGGTTTGAGGACTGCAAGGATCTCGAGGAGAGAGTATTGCGAGTCTTACCAGAGGAGGAGATCGCTGTAAGGGAATTCGTGCTCAGCTTTCTGCGATCACTACCGCCGTCGATATTGCGCCAGGTTCTCGAGGAAAGAGAGAAATCGACTCCACAGGCGCCAGAAACGGCTTGACGAGTCGGCGCTGGTGGTGGGTAAGCCGGAGCACCGCAGGGGGTCTCCGGCTTGCCCTACATCGATTTGATTTGTTTTACGATACAGTCTCGGTTAATCTTCCGCCCGTCAAGCCTTCCATCCACTTCCATCATTCACGTCCGTGTCTACGCCGCTCCCTCAGTGTGATGCGTTCTACTACATCTACAACCAGCAGGGCGATCTTGCGCCTGGCGTTCTAGTTACCCTGAAAGAAGTGATTGACGCGGGCGGCAGTTCGATTCTGCTCAGTCCCCTAACTACGCTTACCGACCCAGCCGGGAGCTTTCACTTCACCCTTCCTGAAGATGCCCAAGTCAATATTGCCGCTCGCGCAACCGGGCTTTGGAACTGTCCAGAAGGCCGGTGGTTCAAAGTGCCGCCCGGACCATCGGGCGAACTGATACCCGACTTCACACTCCCTCCGAGCACGATCGTCGAGCCGCCGCTCATCTACCTCGACGGTGTGCTCTCGATACCGAAAGCCACAGCGACTCAGGATGGCTACCTGTCGGCTGCTGACTACGTCGCATTTCTGGCAGGAGCAACTAGCGATATGGGCGTCGTAAGTTTCAACACGCGCACTGGCGAAGTCATGCTGCTGAGTAATGACGTGATCTTCGCGCTCGGCTACGTACCGATCAACAAGGACGGCGACGCGATGAACGGACCGCTCGTTCTTCCCGGCAATCCGACAGCCGCCGCTCAAGCTGCAACGAAAGCCTACGTTGACGCGCACGCACTCGGCACTATTCCCGGCGTTGCTGGCACCTATCCCAACCCCACGAGCATCACCGTCAACGCGCAGGGTCAGGTTATCGCAATCACAAGAGGCACGCCCGATACACTGCCGCCCGTCATCAGTGCCGTTACCGTGACAAGCATTACTGCGACAAGCGCAACGATCACCTGGACTACGAATGAGCCTGCCGATTCTCAAATCGAATACGGGCCGACGAGTTCCTATGGCACTTCGTCGACTCTCGACCCTTCGCCTGTAACGACTCATTCCGTAACGATCACCGGCCTTACGGCAATCACGCTTTATCACTATCGCGTCAAGTCCCGAGACACCGCCTCAAATCTCGCAACGTCAGGCGATTTCACTTTCACGACCACGGCGGCACCTGATACCACGTCGCCAGTCATTAGCGCTGTCGCAAGTTCTGGCCTGACTGCTACGGGTGCGACGATCACCTGGACGACGGATGAACCAGGCGACTCGCAGGTGGAGTACGGGCCGACGACGGCTTATGGCGCTTCATCGACCATCAATCCGTCGCTTCTAACAAGCCATTCCGTGCCAATTACGGGTCTCACGGCAAGCACGCTTTATCATTACCGCGTCAAGTCTCGTGATGCCGCTTCGAACCTCGCAACCTCAGGCGATTTCACTTTCACGACAGCCGCCCCACCGGATATTACGCCGCCAGTCATCAGCGCTGTTACCGCAGGCGCTCTCAGCGCGACAGGCGCAACGATCACCTGGACGACAGACGAGGCCGCTGATTCGCAGGTCGATTACAGCGCCGACCCCGATACCAGCTACGGCACGTCGACCCCTGTTTCTGATGCCGTTCCACCCGGAACGATGAGTCATAACGTTGTCTTGACGGGCCTGACGGGTGGAACTCTTTACCACTACCGCGTCAAATCGAAGGACGCAGCAGGAAACCCGGCAATTCCCGTAATCGGTACTTTCACGACAACAGTCGATCTGCTTACCGGCCTCATTTCAATGTGGCAATTAGGCGAACCTGGAACAGCGAACAGAATTGATTCTGTTGGAAGCAACGATTTGCTAGTCGCCTCTGCCGTTACATCTGTGGCCGGGAAATCCGGCCTTGGCAATGCCACGCACTTCCCCGGCATTGCCGGAACCAGTAATTTGCAGATCCCGAGCAACCCCAGTTTGCAGACTGGCGATATTGACTATACCGTCGCCTTCTGGGTCAAACTCGATGATAAAGCGTCAGATCGCGACTTTTTGGGCAAGTCGGGCGGGTTCATGCTCGATGAGTACATTATCGGCTACGAGAGCGCATCCGATCGCTTCCGATTTACGATCTGCGGTGGCTCTCCAATTGTCTACACTACGCTTCTTTCTACTTCTGCCGGATCACCGTCAACCGGGACTTGGTATTTGATCGTCTGCTGGCACGATATGGCGACAGGTAAAATCTACTTGCAGGTCAATAACGGCGCGATTGATGAAGCTCTCCGCACCGAACCAATGTTCAGCGGTGCCGCCCCGTTCAGTGTCGGAATGTATAACAACGCAGGCGCTGACATAAATTTGCTGATCGGCACTATGGATGAGATTGCCTTCTGGAAAAATAGAGCAGTTACTGCAGCGGTACGGAATTCCATGTGGAACGGCGGCGCAGGTTTGCCGTTCAGCAGTTGGACATAACAATGACATTTGAAGCTTTCCAGCAGCTTTGTAATCAGGCCGTGAGCACAGGTCAGCAAGTTACTGTGCCTTGCCCGATCGTTATCGGTGATGGTGAGACTCGGGTTTATATTGGCGACACGCGCGATCACCATCTCATCATCGTCAAAACGGACGCCGCGAATCCGGCACTGCAATCAATTTACCGCTCAGTTGGTTTCAGCTTTGACGTGGCAAATAACCAGACTGTTATTCAACCACTAACTACCGGAACCGGAACCTGATGCAATGGCTGATGTCATCCCGCCCCTGGTTGTCGATGGCTCGACGCTTGCGATCCCGCGAGCTTCTGCTACACAAAATGGCTATCTCTCAAAGGAAGATTTCATTCTCTTTTCTTCAGGGGGGCAGGTTGTGCCAGTAACCAGCTTCAACACCCGGACAGGTGAAATTGTTCTGCTCGATGATGATGTCCTCGCCGCACTCGGCTACGTGCCGATAAATCGATCGGGCGACACGATGACGGGGCCTCTTTTCCTTCCCCCTGGCAATCCCCCATCGGCGCAGGCTGCGGTATCAAAAGACTACGTTGACGGCCTTTCATCGGGCTTCCTGCCCCTCGCAGGCGGCATGCTCAGCGGCCCACTGACGCTCTCCCGCGATCCGCTAAATGCAATGGAAGCCGCAACTCGGGCTTACGTACTTGCACATTCAGGTGCCTCACCAGTACCTCTCGCGGGTGAATATATCCTCTCTGATTACGGAGTTTCAGGATCGGTCCAGACTTTTATCGGCTCGATCAATGCAGGCTCGAACCAGCTCACGCTGACAACCAGCTCGCACGATTTTCAGGTAGGCCAGGGCATCAACATCCTTGGTGCGGGAAACGTCAATACGATTCTGGGCCTTGTTCTTGTCTCGCGCATCACCGCCATTGCGGGTGCGGTAATCACGATTGCAGACAATGCCCTGACCCTCGCAACTGCTCAAACGGTCAAGCACGACGATACGGTTGCTTTCCAGACCTGCATCAACGCCTGTTCCAGTTCCCCAACCGGAGGCGGGACGATCATCATCGAGGACGGGTATTACCGGATCAACAAGGGCTTCAGTTCGTTCAACTCGATTCTCGATATTCCCTATGTTTCTGCGACGGCTCCATCAAGGACGGTCTTCTTCAAGGCCGTTTCGCCCTTCCGCGCTGCGTTCCTCGGCCCGATCTCGACTACCGGCGTTATCATCCAGACCGATCTCATCAATACCGCTGGCTCGATGATCTCAGGCGGCGCTTACGTAAACGCTGCCGATCCCACATCCGAAAACATTACGAGTATCTGGATGGAGGCGATCACCTGGCGTACTTACGGGAATCCTCAGATCAATGGCGTTGATCTCGGGATGGTTGGTCAGTACCTCTCGCTGAAGGACGTCTTTATTGACAGCGGAGTCGATAACCTGAGTGGGGTCGAACCCACTCACAATACTTTTGGCTTGCGCCTGCCGCAGAACAACTTTTGCACCGCCAGTTATCTGAACAACGTGGTTGTCACCTATTACGCCGTGGGCGTCATTGCCGGCGAGATGATGGACGCCTACTCGAAGCTGCTCATCTCTTACTGCAAGATCGGGATCAAGTTCGGCTCAGGCTGGCATCTCAATCGCGGTCATCTGCTGTTTTTCCTCTGCCCCGTGCTGCTTGATTTCTCCGCAGTCACGGTCAGGAACGTCATTGACTTTACCGTCAATGCCGAGACGGGCGGATCAACTGCCTGGTCGCAACCGAGCGCCAACGAATTCAATGATCCCGGCAATGTGGCTTATGGAAAACTCAGTTACTACGCCCTGGAAAGCGGCGTCGGAACGATAAAGACGATTTCACAAAGCGGAATGAGCCACGTCACTATCGGCAGAATTACATGAACGGTGAACATCCCTGGCGCGACTGGCTCAACGTTCTTGTCATCTTCCTGGGCGGTCTTGTTATCGTGATGATGGTCGTCAGGCTCTTGATTAAGTGGGCGCACAAAGATGGTACTGGATCTCAAAGCGGAACTGATAAGCACCCTCGTTGATCGCTTCCGCGGTGAGATCGCTGAGGTCCGTTTGATTGCCGAGGACCTCGAGACAACGCGCAATGTCACCGAAGTCATTCTGACCAGGCTGGAGACAGTCGCAATGAAACTCGAAATCTATAACGATATGCTGCGCGACCCGCTCGCAAAGCATGTGCAAACAAAAGGATAAATCCAATGCCATTACAACTCGTAACCTTCACTGGCGTCATGGCGACAACCGAAGTCGACGCCCATCCTGAGCATCCGATCTACATTCCGCCCCCAACGCCACCAACCGCCGAGCACCCAATTGTGCTGCCACCCCTTCCACCTGAAGAAAGCGGCGGGATACCCACGCACCCGATATACCTTCCGCCGGTTGTCTGGCCGAGCCCCGGCGTCCCGACTCATCCAATCGCTCCAGGCGGCGCACCACCAGTAGCCACTCATCCGATTGCACCGGGCGGCGCGCCTCCGATCGCCGAACACCCGATCTACCTTCCAGGCACGCCTACTCACCCGATTTACATTCCCGGAGCGCCCACTCATCCGATTGCACCGGGCGGATCACCGGGCACACCTACGCATCCGATCGTTGAGAGGGGCGAGTATACATGGGCGTGGTCGCCATATTACGGGTGGATCATTTTGCCGCCTGAGGATGCTGCGCGGCCAAAGGACAAGAAGAAGTGACGTAAGTTTATGGCCGGACGTAAACCGATCGAGATTGATCTCGCTAAGGTCGAACGTCTTGCCGGCCTCGGCCTTAGCGAGAGACAGATCTGCGACTCCCTCGGAATCAGCGAGGCCACACTCGGCCGGCGGAAGCATTTTGACGATTTTGAAGGTGCCCTAAAAAAGGGGAAAGCGCGAGCGATCGCTAACGTTGCCAACCGGCTTTATGAACTCTGCAAAGAAGGCAACACGACAGCAATCATCTGGTTCGAGAAAACCAGATCTGGCTTCTCGGACCACCTCACGCTTTCAGGCGATCCGGAAAACCCGCTCCTGGTCGCCACCCGAGATTCAGTTGCCGGCTTTGCGCCCGGATCAGTGGGAGATAGCACGCCATCCGGCGCAGATTCAGATACTCGCAGCCGGCCGCCGCTGGGGCAAAACCGTCCTCGGGGCCGTCCTCGCCGTGACTAGCGCACGGGACGATCTGCGGGTCGCGTGGATCGTTCCGAATTACGGCAACGGCCGGCCCCTCTGGCGTCAGGTCGAAAGAGCCCTGGCGCCATTCAAAAAGTATGGTTTGAGCATCAATCGCGCCGATCGCATTATCGAATTCCCGCGTGGAGGCGGCATCACGATCTATTCGATGGACAATCCGGATTCGATCAGAGGCGAAGCGTTCCACCTCGTGATTCTGGATGAAGCGGCAATGATCTCCGAAGATGCCTGGACCGACGCCATTCAACCGACGCTTGCCGATTATTCGGGCAAGGCGATTCTCATCTCGACGCCCAAGGGCCAGAACTGGTTCCATCGCGAATTTCTGCGCGGCCTCGATCCAGCAAGCGAGACGCATAAGAGCTGGCATGCGCCCTCAGCCGCAAATCCCAATCCGCGAATTCAACGCGCGGCGATCCTTGCCCGGGACCTCGTATCCGATCAGACCTACCGCCAGGAGTGGCTTGCCGAGTTCATCGAGCACGAAGGCACGGTATTTCGGAATATCGATGCCTGTCTCACAGCTTTGCGTGACGCAAACCCGCGTGACCACGAGGGTCACCGGATTGTCGGAGGGCTCGACTGGGGCCAGGTGCAGGATGCGACGGCCCTCTCAATCTTCTGTGCTGACTGCCGCGTAGAGGTATTCCTGGACAGGTTCTTTCGGTTGCCGTGGCAGCAGCAGCGTGATCGCGTCAAGGCAGCCGCCGATTTGTGGAAGGCAGAGCTGCTTGTCGAGCTCAATTCGATCGGCTCACCGAATCTCGAAGCGCTCGTCAATGCTGGCCTCGACGTCCAGGGATTTATGACTACGGCTGCCACGAAGCCTCAGATCATCCAGTCACTTGCACTCGCCTTCGAAAAGGCCGAAGCGCGCTGGCTTCCCGATCCCGTTGCCCGCGGCGAGCTCGAGGCTTATGAAGCCACGCTTTCGACGCATACCGGCCGGCCGCAGTATTCAGCGCCTTCAGGCAGTCACGATGATACGGTGATTGCCCGGGCGCTTGCCTTGCGGATGGCGCTTGTTGAGCCGTTGAGGTTGATATGAATCTCATCACCAGATTCAAGGAGGCGATTGCGCAGGGCTTCGCAGGCTTTGTCGGGAGCGGCGGATCGAGTGGTGCCCATCCATACGCTACGGGCTTCTGGCCGGATTGGCCCGATCAGTCCCCATTCGTTCCGCTTGATGGCAATGCCGATCTGACACGAAGCTCGCTCGTCATGGCCTGCGTCAACTGGGCCGGTACCACCATCCCAAGTGCGCCGATACAAGTGCAGCAGCAGAAGGACGTCAAGGTCTGGGAGACCATCCCAGACCATCCGCTCGTCGACCTGATTACCGATCCCAATCCCTTCTATTCCGGCATCACCTACTGGAAGGCGTTCGCTTACTGGTGGCTAGTCTACGGCAACGTGTATTTCTACAAGGCTCGCAACCCGCAGGGCGCGGTGGTTGAACTCTGGCTGCTTGATTCGCGCGCCGTTACACCCGAATGGACCATATTGCCCGACACCAACGATCGAACTATCTACTACCGCTATTCCGGTCAGGGACTTCCTTCAGAACTCGCCTACGAAGACATCATCCATCTGCGATATGGGATTGATCCCAATAGGCCATTGCTCGGCCTCGCGCCGGTCGCATCACTGCTCTACGAGATTGCCGCCGATGCCGAGATCTCGACCTATACGACGCAGATCATGAAGAACTTCGGCATACCTGCATTCCTCGTTGCGCCCAAGCCGACATCAGATGGCATCTACAAGATGAGCGCGGCGGATATGGACAGCGATATCCAGAAGCGCACAAGCGGTGCCCTTCGTGGCAAGCCGCTCGTATTCAATAAGCCGATGGATATCACGGCCTTCGGCTTCTCGCCCGACCAGATGGCAGTTGAGCGCGTATCACGCCGGCCAGAGTCCCGTGTCTGCGCAGTGCTCGGTGTGCCAGCCATCGTGCTTGGCTTCGAGGTTGGCCTTGAACGGTCAATCTATTCGAATCTCAAAGCCGCGCAGGAGCAGGCGTGGACGAACTTCGTAATCCCGACGCAGGACTACGTGACGGCAGTGCTCACCGATCAATTGCTCTACGAGACGATCATCACCAAAAAGGGAAGGTGGCCGGGTGTCGAGAGCGATACCTATCGGGTGATCTTCGATCGGTCGGGAGTGCAGGCGCTTCAGCCTGATCGCAATGAGCTCTTCACTCGTGAAGTCAATGCCTATCGCGCCGGTGTCAAGAAGCGCAGTGAGGCACGTTCAGCGCTTGGGCTCGAGACGGACCCGGCAGATGACGTCTATTTCGTCTCACCGATGGCGCCAGGACAAACGCCTGGAATCCTCCCGGCTGCGGCTCCGCAATTTCCGCAGGATACGGCTAAGAAGCAACTCGGCGCGCCCTTCAATCTCGATGAAATATCCGCCTGGTGGGATGAGACAGCGCCCGAGGAGGCGAAGGGATTGCTCGATGCCGAGCAGGTCGCATAAAGGAATCTATGCCAGACGACGTACCTGAAAAGAATACCCAGGATGTGATAGGTAAATTTATCGACTTTCTCAAAGCCTTTAGCCAGGCTCCGGATGAGGAGCGGCGAAACTTCCTCGATTTCATCACCCCACAATCACGCGCTGATCTTCTGTCTCTCGCAGATGCATTGCGCAAGGAGAAAACATCATGACCGCAGCAGCACGTTATGAAATCGAAGAGGTCGTCAAGCCGCGCACACTCGGTGATCACTTCACCTCGAGCAAGGAATACTTGAGTTGGGATCACCATCGTGTAGGCGTTTCCTATTCGGTGAATCTCGATCTCCCGTTCAATCTCAAAGCTGCCGGCGACCCGATCACTATGGTAAGCGTCGATGCTCGCTATGCGGCACCTCGTGGCACGCTTGCGAGCTTCCTTGACTTGATCCCTGAAGTTCCGACTAATGCAACGGCCATCGTCTTTGCGCGCGAGACGGCATTTGGGCAGGCGGTCCCCACAGCGACCGCTGCCGTGAAGACTGCGCTTGATCTAGCCTACTCCAGCTTCCTTGTGCCGGTTGAGACAATTGCGGCCTGGATCAAGGTCACAACCAACGCGCTTGATGATTCGCAGCAGGCCGGCTTCGATATCACTAACCGCCTGCTCGTTGCCGTCCGAAAGGGCGAAGAGGCGCAGGTCGTCGCTGGCAATGGCTCGACGCCTAACCTGATCGGCATGCTCTCGGTGGCTGCGGGCATTGCGAGTGCGGCAAGCGTACAGGCGGGCATCGGGGCTGTTCGCGGTGCAGGCTATACGCCGAATGCTATCCTGCTCAATCCCGCTAATGCCGCTTCAGCTATCACGGCGGCCGCGACGTCATTCGCATACGGCTACGATCCATTCCGCGGCGTTGAGGTGCTCTATGGCGTCCCGGTCTATTACTCGAACGCCGTCACCGCTAACACGGGCATCGTTGGTGATTTAACTCAGGGCTGCACGATCTGGCGGAATCAGCAGGCGCATATCATCGTCGGGCGCGTCAATGACGACATCACGAATAACATCGTCACGATAGTCGGTGAGAGCCGGCTTGCGTTTTATGTTACTCAGCCGCTCGCACTGAATAAGGTGGCGCTTACGTAATGGGACTCGCGCTTGCAAAACAGGCCGACCTTGAAGACGACGACGTTGCCTTTGCGGATAAGCCGCCGAAGGAACGCCATCGAATCCTCAAGACGTTGCTGCTTGCCGGCATATTCTTCCTCTGGGACTCGAAACGCGGCAGGTTCATCTCAACGAAGACGGGGCGTGCAATCCGTGCAGATCAGCTGCGGCGCTGGGTGATTGAGGCGTCCGAGAAGTCCGAAGAGCGACTCGCTGCTCTTGCCGAGAAACTAACTGCGGGAACGACTACGGGACAAATCGTCCAGGGCGAGTTCACTGCCGGGAAGATCACAGAAGCCCAATTTCAAAGAGCAATGCAACGGGAGATCGTTAAAGCTGAAAGTGCAATGACCGCATCTGCCGTTGGAGGCCTCAAGGCGATGAATCCGCCTCAGTGGGCGAAGGTGGCAGTGCGTATCGGCCAACAGCAGACGGCTCTTGTGGGCTTCGGCAGGGATATCGTCACGAGCAAATTGTCGCCGGCAGAGATCGCCGCTAGAGCCAGACTCTATGCTCGAGCAATCTATGCCACGCATATGAACGAGATGACGGATCTCAAGCAGGGCATGGGTTCAAAGTTCGCGAGACGCATTCTCCACCAGGGCGCTATTCACTGCGAGGATTGCCCGCCGCTTGCCGCCAAAGGCTGGGTGCCGATCGATGAGCTTGTGCCGATTGGTGATACGCCCTGCATCGTCAATTGCAGGTGTGCCATTGAGTACAGCGGCGAAGGGCAGCCGAATGCCGCGACAATGATCGGAATGCCAGACTGATGAGTGAGCATGACGATGAATGAACCCTTGCTATCGAAAAGCGAAGCGGCCGAGCTTTTGGGATTTTCAATACGCCAGTTACAGCGTCATATGCGCGCGGGTCGCCTTGAATTTCACAGCGTACGCGGTCGGCATGGGGTTGAAGTTCGGTTCTCCAAACAGGCCCTTGAATTTTTCAAGACCATACGCGAAATCAAAGTCTGGCACCCAGTCCGAGAACAAAAGGTCAATCAACCCCAAACGCGACAACCCAAAAAGCGACATATTGATCGATTCATTCAAGAGGTGCGGCGGCAGGTGAAGATAAATCAACCTGTAACAGAGACAGCTCTTGATCGCATAACTGATGAAATTCACCTTCTTGAAGATCGCGTTCTGGAGCTCGAAAGGCGTGTTAAAAAAATGGCTGCCCAGATTGATCGGAATGCCAGACTAAATGAACCAGCAGAAACCTGAAACAGTAAGGTGTCGGTTTTGCGGTCGCGAGCTCGCAGAAGTACGCGGCGGCTCACATCTCCGCATTCAATGCGATGATTGCTCGCGAACAACCTACTACGTCAAGGATTCGCGCAAGCTGGACAAACCACAAGATATTGTGTTAGTTAAAGCCTAGCAACACAGCTCTTACAACGTGGCCGGAGGTTCTCTGGAACCTCAGACGAGACTGGCGCCGTCACTTCTCAACATGAGAGGTGGCGGCGCTTTCGCTTTTTATGCCCGACGAAATTCTATTCAAAGACTGTGCGCTCGAGCTGAAAGTCGCTTCAGGCGATGGCCCCGGCACGCTTGAAGGCTATGCCGCGGTCTTCGGCAATGTCGACAGGGACAACGAGGTCATCGTGCCTGGCGCATTCGCGCGAACGCTCGATGATTTCAAGTCCTCGGGTTTCTTGTGCAACGGGCACAACTGGAAAGAGGAGCTCGGCACGATCGTCGATGCCAAGGAAGATGACCGCGGCCTCTTCATCGTCGCTGAGTTCTATTCGACGCCCGATGCACAGCAGGTGCGTCAGCGCCTTTCGGAGAAGCAGGCACGAGGTCGGCGTCAGGGCATGTCAATCGGTTACCGCGTCAAGTCCGCGGAGAAGCGCAACGGCGCCCGCCATCTGCTCGACGTTGACCTCATGGAAGTTTCCGTTGTCACCGTACCCGCAAATCCGCAGGCACACGTCAGCGCCGTCAAAGAATCTGATCCTAACCTTGAATCCCGGCGGGCTGAGATACGCCGCCTTTACCTCCGTCAACTCGCCCGTAGACGGGCCTGAAAGGAGCTTCTATGCCGCTTGCAACCTCTACGGGCGAAAAGCTGAAGACGCTGCGCGAGCAACTTGATCAGCTCGTTGCCCTCGATTCCCCATCCACCGAAGATCTCGAAAAGGCCGTCAAGCTCAATGAAGAAATCGACGGCGTTGAGACTGAATATTCCAAACTCAAGGGCGTCGATGACGCGAATCTTGCTCGTAAAGCCGCCGACGATGCCGAGAAGGTCAAGTCCCGCACTCCGGTAACACGCCCTGGCCTTGCCCTCGCGAATGGCGATGGGCGCAACCTTGACGCCGAGCGTGATGCCAAGTCGCTCGTTCCGACCAATAAATCCTGGTCTGCAAGCCTCGTTGAATCGGCCATCTACAAGGCCGTTCACGATCAGGGCCATCACAGCGGCACGGCCTATAGCGTGACGATTGATGATGCCATCGGCCTCAGCGTCAAGGCTGCCGGCGACCCGATTACTACCACGCAGTTCGGCACCCGGACGACAGACCTCAGTCTCGTGCCGCACGTCTTTCCGCCTGCGACCGTGCTGCCGCTCGTCAACGTCGTCAATGTCGGCGCCGGGAGCATCCGGTATTACCAGGCGACGATGCCTCCGGGCGGTACTGGTCCCGGGTGGACGGCTGAAGCTGCCGCGAAGCCTGAGATCCAACTGCGCTGGGCACCCGTTGACGCCCCGATCGAGACGCTTGCCGAGTGGACCGCTGTCACCCTTCAGGCGCTTGATGATCTGCCGCAGTTGCGTTCAGTCGTCGATTTCGATCTCAGACGCGCGCTTCTCAATAAGCTCGATGATTCCATTCTCAATGGATCGGGTACGACTCCTGAGATACGCGGGATTTTGAATTTCACGGGAATTCAGACCCCTGCGTTTGTCACCGCCACCTCGCCGGCCGATATGATCGCGAAGGGTATCGCCGCCGTCAGCTCGACCGGCTACGGCGTACCGAATGCCGTGGTTATGAACCCCGCTGACTGGTGGGCTGTTCGTACCTCGAAGATCGGCACACCGCCCGCGTCCTTCTACCTCTGGGGCTCACCGACCGAGATGGGCACGCCGAATATCTACGGCCTCCCGGTTGTCGCCGATTCGCATATGCCTGCTGGATTCGCCCTCGTCGGTGATTTCAGCTTCGCGACGTTCTACCAGCGCATGGGCGTGACCTTCATCGTTGGCCTCAAGAACGACGATCTCATCAAGAACATCACAACCATCGTCTGTGAACTGCGCGGGACGCTTGCAGTAACCCGGCCCGGCGCATTCGCGAAAGTTCCCTTCGCCTAGGATGGATGCAATGAAGGTGATCTCTTCTCAAACTTGGTGTCTCACGGGCACAGGCGAGCGGGTACCAGAGGGGCATCCGCTCGCCCGCTTTTTGCTCGTCGGCAAGGGTTGTGAGATCGAAGACACCCAGCTTGAAGCCTACCCGGTCCTTAAAGAATTTGAAGAGGTCGAGGACGAAGGCGATGAAGTCTCGCCTGACGGTGAAGTGGTCAAACGCCCTCGAGGCCGGCCGCGCAAACTCACGATAGCCGAATGACCGACTCAGAAGCATTCCAGATCGCTGTCGAGATAGTCGCAATCCAGGCGCGCGCCTGCGAGCCGCCCGAGCTTTCGACGGGCGAGCTCGAGCTGGTCGTGCGGAAGTCTCAGCTCGCGCAGAGCTGGCAGGCTTCTACGGCGTACCCGCAGGGCGCTGTCGTTTTGCCCTTGACCTCGAACGGGCATCGATATCAGTGCGCCGTCGCAGGCACAAGCGGCGATGTCGAACCGGACTGGAATCAGTTTGCCGGGACATCGACGACGGACGGCACCGTCACCTGGCTCGAGGCAGGGCTTGCGCGCGGTTACTTCGATACCGACCAGGCGACTTTTGAAGCCTGGTTCCTGAAGACAGGTAAGGCAGCGGCGCTCGTTCAGCAATCATCAGCCGGGCAGGCGTACGCAATGCAGCAGTTGACAACGCACTGCCGCCAGATGGCGGCCGACTGGGAGCCGACGAGGGTCGCATGACTGATCTTCAGACATCCGTCGTCGCTTTGAACCACGATACGCGGCGCAAGCTCAAGCAGCTGCCTGAAACAGTCACGTTCGAGCATCGCGAGCTTGACGGCACTTATACGACGCTCGGCTCTTTGTCGAGCGGCTGGTGCGTCGATGAAGTCGCAGGCGAAACGTTCGGCGGTTCGGTTGTCGAGTATCAGCTGCTTATCGCCACTGACGGAAGCATCGATTACGTAGTTCAACGGTGCTCATCGGTGAAGATCGCTGAGACCAGGTACGAGAAGCGAGCTGTTGACCCTCGAGTCGGCTCACCTGCGGTCATTCGCATGCGCGTGCAGCCGATCACGGGTTACCAAAGTTTTTAGATGATTACAGTTGAAGTCAAAGGGGCGGACGAGCTGCAGCGTGCCCTCACGGAGCTAG